TAGTTTACCCAAATCTTAATGATAAGGTAGTTCAAGATTCTTTTGGAGTGATGTGTGCAACAGACTTGTTAAAAGAAATGCTGACTCCAGGAGAATATACAGAGCTATCTAAAAAGATAACAGAGTTAAATGGATATGATATGTCATTCGAGGAAAAAGTTGAAGAAGCAAAAAACTAATTAATGGAGGCGATTTTGATGCTAATTATGCTCATTATTGCCTTCATAAACTTAAAAAATTTCCGCATGAACTTATGAGTTTAGATGTATTCGAAAAGGCATTTGTGGTTGCTTCTATACAAATCAAAACAGAAAGTGAAGAAAAGGAAAATAAGAAAATCAAAGCTAGAAGAAGTAAAAAATGATAATTCGACAGAAAATCTCCTTAAATTATTGTATAATATTGGTATTAGAATAATTTTGTGGGGGGTTATTATTATGAAAACAGGTAAAGGCTTTAAAATTTTTATTGCAATAATTGTCCTGTCAATTTTCGGTATAATAGGAAGTATTGAAAATGGCAAAGTCAATTCAGATGCTGCAACAAGTTTCGCAATTTTAATAGTAATTAGTGGTATATTTTTACTTTTCAATAAGAGAAGATCTAGAATAAAATTACAAGAAGAAGATCCTTGTTGCGTCTGTGGTAATACGCCGAGTAAATTTCCTATAAGTGAAGGAAGAGTATGTATAGATTGTTTTAACGAATTTAAAGATATGCCAGACTTCGTACTAAGAATAAGTAAAATAACAAAAAATGAACTATTAAGCTACAAAAAGAATTTAGATGAGTCTATAATTTTAAACGATAATTTTCAGGTAACAAAGAGAATTGGCAATTATATAGAATTTGATCAAAATAGAAAACAATTTAGATTAATTCCAGCAATTAGTTCTAGGAATAAAATTCAAAAGGTTTATAATTGCGATGACATAATAGAATATGAACTAATGGAAGATGGAAACACAGTTACTTCAGGCGGTCTAGGGAGGGCAGCAGTTGGAGGGGTTCTCTTAGGTGGAGTAGGAGCTATCGTTGGAGGAGTTACAGGCAAGAAAAGATCTAAATCAGTTATTGAAAATTTTAATATAAAATTAACTTTAAATGATTTTCAAAATCCAACCGTATATATTGAATTATTAAATAAGAAAAAGATAAAAACCAATTCAAATAAATATAAAGAAATGTATGAGAAAGCACAGGAAATATTGTCTACTTTGGCTGTATTGCAAAACAACAAAGGTGAAGACAAAGAGGAATCGACCTTGGAAATAAATAAACATTCTACTACTGATCAAATAAGAGAATATAAGGCTTTATTTGATGATGGCATTATAACTGAAGATGAATTTATTACTAAGAAAAAAGATTTATTAGAAATTTAATACAAGGTATTTTGAAGCACTTACAGCATTGTAGGTGCTTTTATTATGCAATTTTTTAAGAAAGGAGGTAGGTTATGGCTACAATTCAAACAGCGCTTAGACTAAATGATATGATGACCCCGGCGCTAAGAGGTATTACAAACTCTATGAACATTGTTATTAGTTCGTTTGAACGAATGCAGAGAACTTCAGGAAATGCAGTAGAATTGGAAAGCTTAAGATCTGCAAGAACTGAATTAAATAACGCCGAAGTTCAAATAAGACAAGTTGAACAAGAGATAACTAGAGCGAG